ACCGCATTACAAAAAGCTAAAGAAGGCGGTTTCGATATATTAACACCCTATTTTCACGGTACTCATGCCGGAAAAAATTTAAACATGATTCCTGAAGAACAAAGACTAGATAATCCTATATTATCAGAAGGATTTACGAGTATGGGTCGTCCAGATAATTCTCGTGCATTTATGTCTAATGACCCTAGAGTAGCGAACACATATACGTTAACTTCTACATTTCAGGATTCATTAGACCAAGTACAACAACCAGTTATGTATCCGGTGTTTATAAATAAAAGTAATTATATTCGTTTTAAACATAAAGATCCTAGTGTAGACGCACCTGAATATAACAAACTTATTCTTGATACTTTGGTCGTAGAAAAACCAGACGGGAAAGGAGGAGTAGTAACTGAGGAAGCGGTTGATTATTTAAGAAAACTTAATCCAAATGGGGATGTACAAAAACAATTAGACGCAGGATTTACAAATTTACATTCTTCTACTAATGGAATAGCAAATCTAATAGAAGAGGTAGATAAAGATTTACAGCCTTCAGGAATAATTTTTGAAAAAATTAGTGATCCTATGTCAACTCTTCGCGGAGATTTAATAACCGAGTATAAAAATAAACCTGAAATAATTGCAAAATATCAAATTAAAGACCCCTTACATCCGGATTCTAATTATCTTACGATTGATGATGATGCAATAGCGTATGCGGATCAAGAAATAAGTAAAGGTTCTGAAGTAGTTATTTCATTAGATCCGAAAACCGTTAAAGGTATTTTCGGTAAGTATGAAGATTTAGACTCGCCCGATTTAATGAAAGCAGAAGGTGGCCCAATAACTTCTGATCGTTTAAACCAGCTTAGACTACGTTGAGCACTCCTTTAGAAGACTTACGAAATGTAGACCTTTCGCATCTTTCTAAGGGGGAAGCGAAAGAGTTTACAGTATTATTAGAAGAATTAGAAAAGCGTGAAAAGCGTGAAGATTCTATGGCTTCGTTTTACGATTTCGTTAAAGCGATATGGCCTGAGTTTATTGCAGGTGCACACCATAAAAAGATGGCCGAGGCTTTTGATAAGATAGCTAGTGGTGAATCTAAACGTCTAATAATTAATATGCCTCCGCGACATACGAAATCCGAATTCGCGTCATATTTATTCCCTGCATATCTATTAGGTAAAAGACCTAAGCTCAAAATTATTGAAGCAACGCACACGGCTGACCTTGCGATTAATTTCGGTCGTAGAGTTCGTGACTTATTAGAAAGCGAAGAATACGCAGAGATCTTCCCTGCTACTGAATTGAAGGCCGATTCACGAAGCGCGGGTAAATGGAGTACGTCTCAGGGCGGTCAGTATTATGCGGCGGGTATTGGTGGTGCACTCGCGGGACGTGGTGCTGATTTATGTATTATTGATGACCCTCATTCTGAGCAAGATGCGTTTTCTGATAAGGCGTTAGAAGAGGCTTACGAGTGGTATCAAACTGGTCCTCGTCAGCGTTTACAGCCAGGAGGGGCGATAGTCATTGTAATGACTCGTTGGGGAAAGAAAGACGTAACGGGTAAGTTATTAAAAAAGATGACGGAGCAGAAGGGCGGCGATAAGTGGGAGTTAATTGAATTCCCAGCTATATTACCGTCAGGTAAACCGTTATGGCCTGAGTTTTGGCCATTAGAAGAATTAGAAGCGACTAAAGCGTCGATTCCCCCGTCTAAATGGGCAGCGCAATATATGCAGCGGCCTACAGGTGAGGGTATATCTATCGTTCCGAAAGAGTGGATTATGCGATGGCCTGACGATGATCCCCCTTCATGTGATTATTTAATACAAAGTTACGACACAGCGTTTCTAAAATCAGAAAGAGCTGACTATAGTGCGATAACAACGTGGGGTGTTTTCTATCCGGAGGGTAAAATCAACGATGAGATGTACTCTGGTAAGGACGCTCACCTAGTTTTATTAGATTGTGTTAAAGAACGGTTAGATTTCCCTGAATTAAAGCGGGAAGCGATGCGGTTATACGAGTATTGGGAGCCTGATTCAGTAATTATTGAAACGAAAGCGTCAGGTATACCGTTAACTCAAGAGTTAAGACGGCAAGGTATTCCAATAAATACCTTTTCACCGAGCAAAGGTCAGGATAAAATCGCTAGATTGAATACAGTAAGCGCGATTTTCCAAGAAGGTCGTGTTTGGGTTCCTGAAACTAATTGGGGACAGGAATTAGTAGACGAAATCGCGGATTTTCCTAACGGAGAGAACGATGATTGCGTTGATGCTACGACATTAGCGTTAATGCGTTTCCGAAATGGCGGGTTTTTACGATTAGACGGCGATTATGCCGAAGAAGAAGAGTATTACCCTAAAATAAGGGCATATTACTAATTTACCGTTCCGACAAATAAGAGTATCGTGGCGAACCATGGCTGAAATACAAATTCCAGAAGAATATGAAGGCGAAGAAGAGATAGAAATCCTTTTTGACGAGGATGATAATCTTGTAGACCCTTCTTTGATGGATTCAGACCAACAAACTGAATTTAGTGACAATCTAGCAGAGTTTTTAGACTCATCTACGCTATCAGAGATTTCGTCACGGATACTTACGAACTTCCAAAACGATTTAGACTCTAGGGAAGACTGGTACGAAACTTTTAAAGACGGTTTAGAACTTTTAGGTATTCAAAACGACGCTAGAAGCGAACCCTTTGAAGGAGCTAGTGGTGTATACCACCCGTTACTAGCTGAAGCGGTAACACATTTCCAAGCTCAAGCCTATAAAGAACTACTTCCTGCAAACGGCCCAGTAGATACGAAAGTTATGGGTGCGTCTAGCGATCCTAAAGCGATGCAAGCTAATCGCGTAAAGGATTTCATGAATTACCAGCTGTTATATAAAATGGAAGAATACGATCCAGAAATGGATCAGATGTTGTTCTTTTTACCGTTAGCTGGGTCTGCATTTAAAAAATGTTATTTTGATCCTGCAATGGGACGGATAGTTTCTCGTTTTATTAAAGCAGAAGATCTAGTTATTCCGTACAGTGCTACAGATTTACATACGTCTCCCCGTATAACTCATCGTATGACGATGACAGAAAACGACTTGCTTAAATTACAATTAAGCGGGTTTTATTTAGATACGGATATGAATGCTCCGATGTACGGTGGAGATAATGATTCTGTTCAATCTAAAATAGATGAGATTGACGGTATTACAAGAACAGGTGATCAACACGACTTTACATTACTTGAATGTCATACTGAATTAGATATTGAAGGTTTTGAACATACAGATAGCGAAGGCGAGCCTACAGGGTTAGCGTTGCCGTACATTATTACCGTTTGTAAAGATACTAACGATGTATTAGCTATTAGACGTAATTACATTGAAAACGATCCAATGCGTAAAAAAGTTGAATACTTTACGCATTACAAATTCCTTCCTGGATTGGGTTTTTACGGTTTCGGTTTAATCCATATGATTGGCGGCGTAACTAAATCAGCTACTGCGATTTTAAGACAGCTGATTGACGCAGGAACACTAGCTAATTTACCAGCTGGTTTTAAAGCTCGCGGATTAAATATTCAACGGTCAGATGATCCTGTACAACCAGGAGAATGGAGAGATGTTGATACTCCAGGAGGAACCATTCGTGATTCCTTTATGCCGTTACCGTATAAAGAGCCAAGTCCTACGTTAGCAAACTTATTAGGCTTACTTGTTGAATCTGGTCAGCGTTTTGCTTCTGTTATGGAACAAAATACTGGGGATGGTAATAGCGAAGCTCCTGTAGGAACTACTGTTGCTCTTTTAGAGAAAGGCCAGAAGGTTATTTCATCTATTCATAAACGTATGCATTATGCACAGCGTAGTGAATTTAAAATCTTAAAGAGATTGTTCGGAGAGTATTTACCTCCGGAGTATCCATATCAAGTACAAGGTGCGGAACAAACAGTATTCGCAGAAGACTTTAATAATAGTGTTGATGTAATACCTGTTTGCGATCCTAATATCTTTAGTACAACCCAACGTATTATTTTAGCGCAAACTCAATTACAGATGGCGCAAAGCGCACCTCAAATACATAATATGAAAGAAGCTTTTCGTAAAATGTATATTGCGTTAAATATTAAAGATATTGATGATATTTTAATTCCGGATATCCCTCCTGCTCCTAAAGATCCTATTCAAGAGAATATGGACGCTATAATGGGTTCTCCTTTAAAAGCATTTATTCATCAAAACCATGATGCTCATATCCAAGCGCATATGGCGTTTATGCAAAGCCCTCAAATACAGCAAAATCCTCAAGCTATGGCTGCGTTACAAGCGCATATCCAAGAACATATTGCTTTGAAGTATCGTATACAAGTAGAAGAGATGCTGGCTCAACAGGGTATCCAATTACCACAACCTGGACCGGAAGGTCAGATGCCGCAGCTTCCTCCCGAAGCAGAAAGCCAGATTGCTATAGCCGCAGCTCAAGCTACGCAACAAATTACTGGTCAAGAACAAGCATTAGCTCAAGCGATGGCAGCACAGCAACAAGATCCTGCGCGTGAGATGTTCGATGCACAGATGGATCTAGAACTTGAAAAACTCAAGCAACGTGATAGAGATTCTGAGCGTAAAGCACAGCTTGAAAGAGAACGTCTTGAATCTCAAGAACAGCAAACAGATATAAGAGTAGCTTCTGAGTTACAACAAGCAGAAATGCGAGATGAACGAGAAGTAGATTCTAATTTAACAGACATAGCGAAAATAGTTCGCGAATCAAGGGAACAAGACTAAATGCCACATCTAATCAGCAATATTCCTCACTTTAATTGCTGGGTTAGAAAAGAATACACACACAATCACTTGAAATACCATGGGGAGTATTTACACGCGATAGCAATTGCTGTAAATACTATTCCTGATAGATCTTTATCTTTCCAAGTCGTATTTACTGGATACGAAATGGATGCAGAAGAAGATTCTGAAAACCTCCACGGAGGAGCGATGTGGGCTAGGATGCCTATTACTGCTTTAGTTGGAGACGCACTTCTTGAAGAAATGCCAGAATCTATGGAAACACATTTAGCACAGCCTTGGGATTGTAGTTCCCGAGACCATGAGGTTGTTGTTATGGATCGCGTATCTTCTAGCCCATGGCTATGTAAAATAGATAACGAGTTTCATACAGGTAAGTATTTGTTTACTGTTGATTATACAGGAAACGATATTGCTGATGATCCTGCACAACATAAGCAGAATCACGTTATTCAGCTAACAGATGCTGGGAAATGGACAGGTAACATAATAGCGTTACCTAATAATCGTGTAAGAGCGACCAATCCTGCATTATGGGAAACAGGTTCAGGAGCACCGGACTTTTACCCAAGCCAGCACGTTCATAGTGCTGAAAGTGACGATAGTTATATGGATCCGAATATTACATTTAATAATTTATACTCTGAAGGAGAATAAAATGCCTGGAAAGAAAGCAAACAAAAAGATGCCTAAGAAGATGATGAACGGTGGAAAATCTTCTAAAAAGATGCCTATGATGAAGAATGGCGGCAAGCCTAAGAAACGAAAATGAGAAGTTTTCGTTCTAAAGAAATGCCTTACCCATCTCCAAGTAATAAACAGGCTGCAAAAATTATGCCTTCTATACCAGAGCCTTCTAACGAAGGTTTTGCTAAGGCTACTGAGCTTAAAGAAAAGACCGTAAACCTTGAAGGAAAGAGAGTAAAAACGAAAGGAACGGGCGCAGCTACTAAAGGTTTGGATTTTACTAGCTACATTAACTAATGGATTTTTTAAAATATTCGGAGTATCTACTCCGCAAATTACGTGAGAGACAAGCGGATCTCACGCATACACTCGCCACTGGTGGCGCACAAGACTTTGTTCAGTACCAACGAATAGTTGGTGAGATTTCGGGGCTTAATTTTGCTGAACAAGAGATAACTGCCCTGCATGGAAGGATGGAAGATGTCGAAGACGACGGATGAAATAGACCTAAGTAGCACAGCAGCTACTCCAAACAGAGTTTTAAATTTTGGTTCTGATACGCCTTTAGAACCTAAAAAGGAAGCAATAACTCCTGAAAATTTAGAATCTCATGCGGATAAACTACCGAACCCTACAGGGTATCGTATGTTGATCCTACCGTTTACTCCTCCGGAGAAAACAAAAGGCGGCATTATGTTAGCTAAACAAACTCTTGATAAAGAGCGGATAGCTACCGTAGTTGGGCTTGTTGTAAGAAAAGGCCCAGATGCTTATTCCGATACAAATAAATTTCCTGAAGGCCCGTGGTGTGAAGAGGGTGATTGGGTAATATTTGGTCGCTACGCAGGAGCAAGATTTAACATTGACGGAGGCGATATGCGTCTTTTAAACGACGATGAAATCTTAGCTACTGTAAACAATCCAGAAGATATTCTGCAATAAGGTGATATAAAATGTCTGAGTCTCAAGAAATTGAACTTATACTTCCAGATGAAGAAGTAGATCCACGGGAAGCTGATGTATTACAGGAGTCTTCTCAAGACTTCGATATGTCTGCACCTGAAGAAAGCAGCACTGATGAGCTAGAGGATTATAGCGACGGTGTTCAAAAACGTATTGATAAGTTAACTTATCGTATGCGTGAAGCTGAACGTCAGCGCGAAGAAGCGGTTGAATTTGCTAAGAAACTATCTGAGCACAACAACTCTCTTCAAAGTAAATTACAGTCTTCTGACTCTACACTAGTTAGCGAGTATGCTCAAAGAATTGACTCTGATAAAGAACGCGCTCGTCGTGCTTTAACTGAAGCTCAACAACTAGGGGATGCAGAGGCAATTACATTAGCTACAGAAGCAGTTGCTAAAACTTCTTATGAAGCGCAAAATGCCCAAAGATTAATAGCACAGCAGAAAAACAGACCTCAACAGTCTCAACCTGCTGCGCCACAGCAAAGAAATTTGCAACCAGCTGCTCCTGATCGTGCTGCACAGGAATGGGCAGAAAAGAACAGTTGGTTTGGTGAGGATGATGGCATGACGTATGCTGCTATGGGTGTTCACCAAAAATTGATAAAGGAAGGGGTTCCTCCTAGTTCTACTCATTATTATCAACGGGTAGATTCTGAAATGAGAAACCTCTTTCCACAAAAGTTCGCCGATGAGACGAAAAACGTGCAGTCTGCTGTAGCAGGGGCCAGCCGTGGGGCTGGATCTGTTAAAAAAGGCGCACGCAGTGTTAAACTCACACCTTCACAGATAGCAATAGCTAAACGTATCGGTGTGCCTCTTGAAGAGTACGCAAAATTTGTATAGGAGATGAAAATGACAGATCGCACCTCCAGATCTGCTGAGACACGGGATAAAACGACCCGCCGCAAACCTTGGCAACCACCCTCAATGCTAGACGCCCCTGATGCCCCTGCAGGCTACAAACACAGATGGGTTCGTGCAGAAGTTCGTGGGCACGATGACCGAGCAAATATGTCTAAACGTATTCGCGAAGGATTCGAGCCAGTAAGAGCAGAAGATCATCCTGATTTTGACGCTCCTACTATTGACGACGGAAGACACGCTGGTGTTATTGGAGTTGGTGGCCTTATTCTCGCAAAAATACCTGACGAGACTGTAAATGAGCGGAACGCATATTTCAACGGAAAGACTGCTGACCAACTTTATGGTGTTGACAATGATTTGCTGCGGGATAGTGACCCTCGTATGCCACTAAGAAAAAGTGATATTCGTAGGGACTCTAAAGTGGAGTTTGGTAGTCGAAAACCGACTACTGAATAAATCATCATTTTCCTTAAAGGATTAAATCATGGCTAATGTAGACGCCCCTAACGGGTTCACACCAGCTTACCATCTTTACGGTGGTACAATCCGTCCTCAGAAATTGCGTATTGCAAGTGCAACGAATGCTTCTATCTTCACTGGAGATGTAGTTATTCTTTCTTCTGGGTACGTCGTTCAAGGTACAGCCACAGGCGCTCCATGTGGAGTTTTTGCTGGCGTATTTTACACAGCAACAGACGGTACACCAACATACTCTAATGTTTGGACAGCAAGCGTAGCTACGCTAGGTTCGGCTGACGCAGAAGCGTATGTATATACCGATCCGGCAATCGTATATGAAGCTCAATTTACAGCAGGTACTCCTGCAGTAAGTTTTATTGGCGCTAAATATACAATCACCACAACTGCGGGCAGCACCAACAATGGACGTTCCAAAGAAGGTGTTACAGCAACTACTAGCAGCGGCATTGCGTTGTTGAATAGGTTTGTGGATTCGCCAAGTAATTCAATCGGTGCTAATGCCCGTGGTTACTTTTCATTCCCAACCAACATATTCGCTGTTTAAGGAGAGTAACTAATGGCTATTAATAGAGCGCAACTCGTAAAAGAGCTTGTTCCTGGCCTTCACGCTCTCTTTGGTTTAGAGTATGAACGCTATGCACCAGAGCATGAAGAAATCTTCGATACGGAGACTTCTGAAAGAGCTTTCGAAGAAGAAGTAATGCTTACTGGTTTCGGTGAAGCCCCTGTTAAGTTTGAAGGTTCTGGCGTATCTTATGATACTGCTCAAGAGTCTTTTACTGCACGGTATTCGCATGAAACTATCGCATTGGCTTTCTCTTTAACTGAAGAAGCTATTGAAGATAATTTGTACGATACTCTGTCTTCGCGTTATACACGAGCACTCGCTCGTTCTATGATGCAGACCAAGCAGATCAAAGCAGCTAACGTATTGAACAATGCGTTTAGTAGCTCTTTTCTAGGCGGTGATGGCAAAGAACTATGTGCAACGGATCACCCAACGGTTGGTAATCAAGATCAAAGCAATGAACTGTCAACGGCAGCAGATTTGAATGAGACTTCATTAGAACAAGCGTTGATTGATATTGCAGCTTTCGAAGATGAGCGTGGTCTAAAGATCAATGCTCAAGCCCGTAAGTTGATTATCCCATCTGCTCTGCAATTCGTTGCAGACCGTCTACTGGAAACTCCAGGACGCGTAGGTACTGCGGATAACGATATCAATGCTCTCCGTAATATGGGTATGGTTCCTGAAGGATATACGGTTAATCATTATCTAACAGATACTGATGCCTTCTTCCTGAAGACTGACGTGCCTAACGGTCTGAAGCATTTTGTACGATCTCCTGTATCAACTAACATGGAAGGTGACTTCGAAACCGGAAATGTTCGTTATAAAGCAAGAGAACGCTACAGCTTCGGCTTTAGTGATTGGCGTGGTATTTTCGGTTCTCCTGGAGCCGCATAATCCTGCTGATATGCTAAAAAAGAGAGGGGCACTTGTTGCCCCTTTTCTTTTTCTGGAGTATAACACTTCTATCCCTGACAGGTGCATCCCGTATCTGACACTAGCCACGACAGGAGATTATCATGGCGAACACTACTTTTACAGGACCAGTGCGTTCCGAAGGCGGCTTTCAAGTTGTCTCTAAAAATGCAACAACAGGTGCTATTACAACTGTAGCAAATACAGCTTCAACAGGTGTTGTTACTAACACATTTGTAAAACATGTTGGTTTTGCTTCTGGTGTTACTGTAAACAGCACTGCAGGCGACAGCCCTACTATTGGTACTTTTGTGCAGCCAGCAAACACCATTATCACAGATATCAAAATCTTTTGTGATGTTGCTCCAGTTATTGGAGAAGGTGATATTGGCTATGAAGTTGGTACATCTTCTTCTGGCGCACAAATTGTTGCGACTCAGGCAGACGAAATCTTAGATGCTGGTACAACTGTTGTTGTACACAACGTGACTATTACAGCATTAGTGCTCCAAACACAGGATGGCACAACAGCCCCAGCTTCTGTTCAATATACAGATGCAGAGCGTAACATCTTCTGCAACATCACTAACACGGTTGATGCTACAACAGCGGGATCGTTTACGTTCATTATTGAATACGTTCAAATCGCGTAATTAATCTGATAGGGGTTTCGGCCCCTGTTCTCATATAGGAGAGATTTATGGGCGTACAATCAGATGTAATTGCAGTCACCATTACTGCAGATACTCTTGCGGCTGATCCGAATGGTATTTCGGTTTCTGCTCAGGTAGCAAATAATGCAGCACTGGTAATTGGCGGAGCTTTGGCTTCCGGTGGAGCTGTAGCTCTTAGCAACGCTAGGAAAATCACCATTACAAGTGGCGGCGACGATGACGGAATATCGTTTACGGTAGTAGGAACAGACATAAATGGTGTCGCGCAAACTGAATCAATAACCGGAGCAGATTCCGGAGCGGCAACAAGTTCAAAGTTTTTTCTATCTATTGCAAGCATTACCGCCGTTGGCGATCCTGCAGGCACGATTATCGCAGGTATAAGTGGCGATTCGTCAGACATTATTTTTGCCGGTAGGTCTAGGTTAAAGGGTGTATATTTAACAAGCACTGCAACTGCTGGGACGGTGGATTTTTTGACTTCATCAACTGCAGGTACGAGTTTGTTTAAGATAAGTTCTGTTGCCTCTGCTACAGCAACCAGAGACGTAGTTATTCCAGACGAAGGTGTTTTGTTTAAAGAAGGAATCTATATTCAATATACAGTTTCTACTTTTCTAACCTTAACTGTTTTCCACGCATAATGGCTACATCAGGCACAAGAACATTTAGTTTAACTGCTGCAGATGCGATAGAAGAAGCGTATGAACTTGCTGGGTTAGAATATCGTACTGGTTACGACGGAGTAACTGCTAGAAGATCTATGAATATAATGTTCGCAGATTGGTCTAACAGAGGTATTCAAATATGGGAAGTAGAACAAGTTTCTTTAGATTTAGTTAAAGGAACAACTTCTTATGACCTAAACCAGTACGATATTGATATTTTAGACGCAGTAATTAGGCGTACAACTAACGGTATACAAACAGATTTTCAGATTGATCGTATTGAACGTGGGGAATATTTAGATATCCCTAATAAAGAGACTCAAGCTAGAGTAACTCAATACTATTTAGAAAGAACGGTAACTCCAAAACTTTTCGTTTGGCCAGCCCCTGAAAACTCTACAGATAAGTTAGTTTCTTATCGTTGGAAACGAATTCAAGACGTCAACGCTGCTGCGGAAGATATTGATATACCTAGTCGTTTTATGCCGTGTTTAGTTACCGGATTAGCGTTTAATCTTGCTTTAAAAAAGAATCCTGAAAAAGCTGGGTTATTACAACCGCTTTATGAACAAAATTTAGTTAACGCAATTAAGTATGATGACGATGGTTCTTTGCACTTAGTGCCAAGACGGACATATGTGTAATGGCTTTTGCGCAGGGAAAACATTCATACGGAGTATGTGACCGATGTGGTTTTCGTGTGCGCTATACAAAAATGCAAATGGAATGGACAGGTTTTAAAGTTTGTTCTGAGTGTTTTGAACCAAAACATCCTCAATTAGAACCTCCCCACCATGTTAGCGATCCAGAAGCGTTAAGACAAGCTAGACCTGAAATACCTCTGCCTCAAGCGCAACAAGGTATTGTTTTTACTTTCGGGCCGAGTAATACAACGGTTAATGGGGTAAATATAGGTGGACAACCTTTATCTACTCTTTTAGACCCTATTGGTAGTCAATTTGAGAGTGTTTCTGGGGAATCTACACTAGGCGAAATAACAGTGGTAATATCATGAGCTTTACATTAGCTACGCTTAAATCAACAGTTCAAGATTATATGGAAACAGCAGAAACAACTTTTGTTTCTGACTTAGATACTTTTATCCAGGAAGCTGAAGAACGTATTTTAAAGACTGTTGAACTTCCAGTTTTTAGAAAAAACGTCACTGGAATAGCATCTGCAAATAATACTTATTTATCTACTCCAGATGACTTTTTAGCTTCGTATAGCCTCGCTGTAATTTCTAGTAACGTCTACACTTATTTGTTGTTAAAGCACGTCTCTTTTATTAGAGATTTTACCCCTAACCCTGCTACAACAGGACTTCCGAAGTATTACGCTCAATTTGATAATACAACTTTTTTATTAGGGCCAACTCCTGACCAAACGTATACGTTTGAACTTCACTATAAATATCGTCCTGCTTCTTTAACTTCTACAAGCGGTTCTGAAACAACGTGGCTTTCTGATAATGCTCCAGATGCTTTACTATATGGAACTTTAGTTGAGGCAGCTACGTTTCTTAAAATACCTGAAGAAACCGCTCAGTATGAACAAAGGTTTATACAAGCGATAAATGGACTAAAGAACTTGGGCCAAGGATATGGCGCAATAGATGAATATCGTTATGATATTGCAAAAGGACAGTAACAAATGTTTTTTGAAGCCCCTAAGTTAGAAGTAGGTAACGTATTAGTAGCAACGACAAGTAACAAGGGGCATGACCCTGAGTTTTGGGCGCAAACAATAGCAGATAGAATTGTAAGCGTTGGTGGAAATTGCCATCCTGTTATTGCTCAACAAGCAGAAGAATTTAAAGAGTCAGTTAGAGCAACGGCGCTACACTATATAAAAGAAGCAATTAAGAGCGATAGGACAACACTTACCGCTGAATTTGAACGTCAAGGCCATAAGGATATGGCAGACATAATTAGGAGTCTATAATGGCTATTACAACCGCGCTTTGCACTAGCTTTAAAGTTGAGATCTTGAAGGGTGTGCATAACTTTACTGCTGCTGGTGATCAGTACAAACTTGCTTTGTATACAAGTTCTGCAAGTTTAGGTGCAGGTACTACTGCTTATACAAGTTCTAATGAGGCTAGTGGTACAAACTACACTGCAAAGGGTGCGTTCTTAACGTCTATAACTCCTGTTGCTAGTGGTACTACTGCTCTTGTCGACTTTGCAGACCTTACCTT